CAAAAGGTCGCAGAGTTTAGGTCAAAGCATGGAGCCAAACTCGATAAAGACGAGATGCTAAGCATCGCCGTTGAACGAGAAATGCGCAAACAATCCCAAGAAGGTCATATCATAGACCCAGAAAAAGCTTTAGCCGACGCTGAGAAATTACTCAATGAACGCATGAAACCTGCTCAAGAGCAGGCCAAAGCCGAAGGAGTAAAAGAGGGACAAGATGTTGCCAAGACGAAACAACAGCTTGGCGCAGTTGGTGAAACAGCTAAGGTAGAAGAAGTCGGTGACGACTCACTCTCTCCTGCTGAATTCGCCAAGAAATATAACATCCCAACTCAATACTAGGAATCAAAGATTTGGTCGACCTAGTAGGGAAACCAAAGGAACCTTAAAAAAATGGCATATACAACAACTGCAAACGTTGCTGGCTTTATACCAAACTATTACTCCAAAGTATTCTTGGAACGGCTACAACCCGGACCAAAGATGATGGAATTCACCACGAAGAAACCTCTACCACAAAACGCTGGTAAAGTTGCTTACTTCCCACGAATGGTTGTTGATTCAACCGTAATATCTGCTTACACCTTAACTGAAGGTACCGTTGTAACACCTGACCTCATTGATGACGCTCAGGTATCTTGCACCATCCAACAGTTCGGCCGTGCCGCTGGCATTACCGACCTAACTGAGATGACTGCAATCAACGGAACCGTTGAAGAGGCTGTACGAGCATTGGGTGACCAGGCTAACAACATTATTGACCGAAGAATCATGGAAGAAGCTTATGGAACATCAGCTACTGGTGACGTAAACGCTCCTGCCCACTTAGGTCTTTCGTCTATCTCTTTCAACACCGTCGCAGGTGCTGAAGGTGGAGCTATGTCTGCATACGGCGTGTACACAGGTACAACCGAATTCAGAATGAAAGCTTCTACTGTACGAAATGGTGTTAAATGGTTACTAGCTAAAAACGTTAAACCTTTCGACGACGGCTTCTTCGCACTCGTAGTTCATTCGAACTCCGCTATGCGTCTACAAGCTGACAGCGAATGGCAAACTGCTTACCAGTATACTGATCCAGAGAACCTCCGTAAGGGTGTTGCTGGAACTTATTCTGGCGCTAAAGTCGTTATCGACAACAACATTGCTACTTCTGCTAACGGTTCAGGTGGCGCTACTCTTTACTACTCTCTACTTCTTGGTAGAGGTTGTATTGGCGCAACTGAGCTCGATGGTGGAGTTAAGCACTACACTGTTGCTGGTGGCGCTGCTAAGGGTGACCCTATCGACCAGTTCATTACAATCGGCTGGAAAGCCAATTTTACTGCTAAACTTCTTAATAAGAATTGTGGCGTAATCTTGATTACCGCTGATGCGTAAGCTGACGATAAGTCACTAAGCAATTAAAAACCTGTGCACATATAAGCTCTGGGTTTTCCGCACAGGTTCCCAGGGCTTTTATGTAGAAAGATAAAAATGAGAACAAAGAAACTAGTATGCGACTGTGGAAACACGAGTATTTACTATGGTGGAAGGTGTCTAGGGTGCTTTCGTGAGTATCGCTCCAAGTACATGAGCAGCTGGAGGAAGAGCAATCCAGACAAGATTAAGAGAGTATATTCTTCTAAGGATAATGAGTACGTAAAAAAGGCGTATAGAAAGAAGTATAAGTACATCAGGGAAATAAAGCAGGCACTTGGCTGTGTCGACTGTGGGAATAATGACTTTAGAGTTTTAGACTTTGACCATGTTATAAGCGGAAAGCTCTACAATATATCAGAAATGCCACAAAGGTATGGAATAGACAAAATAAAAGAAGAGATTAAAAAATGTGAAGTTGTCTGTGCTAATTGTCACAGGATAAGGACACACAATAGGAGGAATAATGAGTAACCCATTCAGCAATAAGGAAAAGAAGTTTAGTATTATGCTGCCTGTGTTTGGAATCACTTATTTAGATTTCCCGAAATTCTTTGAATCACTCAATAAGAGCGACTATAAGAACTTCGAGATTATCGTAACCTTTGATGGCCCACACCCTAAGGGTGAAAAGATGCTAAAGAAAATGATGGCTGAATATGACTTTGACGTTAAGTACCAGACCATCGAACACGTAGGTTGTACATCAGCTCGTAACGCCTGTGTTCCACTGGCTACTGGAGACTACTATGTCTTTACCGCACCTGACTGCTACCTATACCCTGAGACCTTAAGAATCTGGGCTGATGCTTTTGATGAAGACCCAGAGACAATGCGTGTGTGGGGGCTCTATGACGTTCTAAGAGCAGATGGTTCTACTATCAACGCTATCGGTCAAGTACCACATCTAGGTGGTAAAGTATGGTACGAGGCTTTCAAGTGGAGTCCTTACGCTGACGCTACCTTTCCAATACGAAAAGAATACTTTATGCCCTGGGACCCTGACTGCAAATCACTAAACGACTGGGAGTGGTCAGTCCGCTATCTAAAGAAAGATAACTGGACTGGTAAGGGCTGGAAGTATATTCCAATGTCCTTCTTTATCGCAGAAGACGCCAAACCAGGTGGACTCTCTAATGACTCTCACTCTAACTGGGAAGACAGAAAGGCCTATGTTCAAGAGCACGGAGATGTTGAGCCAAGAGATATTTGTGTTACTTCACTCGGAGCACCTGAGCACGGGATTAGGACTTCTAAACTATTAGACGCTGAATACCTGACTATGCCTGGATTTAAGGCACACCACTACAAGGCAGTCTACTTACTAGGATTCTACCTGCGAGAAGACCCAGCTAATCCAGGATTTGTTACCCGCTCACATATGGATGTCTTTGCTAGAAACAAAGGCAAGAACATTGTGCACTGGGTAGGAACTGATATATACGATCTAAGATGGCACTGCTCATTTGAGAAGATTAAAGCCCTAAAGAGTTGGTTTAAAAAGAATAAAGTAATCCACCTATGTGAAGCTGAGTTCACCCAGAAGGAACTAGCCGAAGTAGGGATTAAAGCCAAGATTGTACCTATCCCACCAGAGAAGCTATACGAGCCAATGCCTCTACCAAAAGAGTTTAGCGTTGGCATCTATCTCCCAAGTAGAGACCTCTACAACCCTCAGTTAATGGAAGAAGTTATAAGGGCAATGCCAGATGTTAAGTTCTACCTATTCGGAGATGAATCCAGAAAAGGTCAGAAAGGTGATAACTGGGATTACCTAGGTTACATAGACTTTGATAAGTGGATACCTAAGATGTCGGCTAATCTACGAGTAACCTCACATGACGGCCTACCACTCACTCCATTGCAGTTCTTTACCGCAGGCAGAAATGTCATCACAAATGTAGACCTTAAGGGAGCAATCAAGGTAGAAGCAAACAAAGAATCTATCGTAAAAGGAATACGTAAGGCTCAGAAAGAGCCACTAGACCCTAAGGTCGCTGAGTATTGGAATGAGAAACTAGATAAAGATACATTCGTTAACACAATTAGGGGGCTAATATGATTTCAATCATAATGCCAGCCTGGAACAGAGAAGCCTACCTAGCAGATACNATNGAGTCTATTATCGGACAATCATATAAGGACTTCGAACTCATAATCGTAGATGACGGCTCAACTGACGACTCTAAGTTCCTATACGATTACTACACCAAGAAGGACAAACGGATAAAGGTTCTGTATGTTGAGCACGGTGGAATATCTAAGGCCCGTAACGAGGGGATAAGTGTATCTCAGGGGGAGTACATTTGTGTTATGGACTCAGACGATCTAATGGTCAAAGACCGACTTAAGGTTTCGCTTAAAGCGATAGACGGTTATGACTTCGTCTACTCACCTTATGCAATCCACCGTGGTGGAGAGATACAGGTCGTAGACACTCCCAAGAAGATAACCTTTGAGGATGTTAAGAAGAATGGTGCCTGGCCTCATGTAACTATTATGGCTAAGAGAGAGTGTTTTATTGAGAACCCTTACAGAGATGACTTTATTGTCAATGATGATGCCTGGCTAGTATGGAAGTGGTTTCAAGCTGGATACAAGGCTAAGCGAATCACCAAGCCGATGGTTCTAGTTAAGATACACGAATCTAATATAACTAAGAGACGCCCAGAGATTGAGCGCACTCAGAAAATTATGGATGCAGCATATGAAGCTAGCGGGAATAATTAGGCAGGACTCAGGAGTTGGGTTCTATCGTATCGGTCAACCAATTAACGCCGTTGATAAGATTTCAAAAGAGAAGTCACGCATCACACCCTTCACTGGTACTGGTAAGATAGTTCGCTTAACTGAAGGCGACCCTAATATAGAATCATGGACCGATGAGACCTTAATGGAGATCTGCCGAGATGCTGATGTTATTTGGTCTACCATGATTACAAACGATGAAGAGATTTTAAAGATGCTAAACCTACGGGAGTGGTCAGGGGCTAAGTGGGTAGTAGATATGGATGATGACCTCTATAACATTCCAGTAACTAATAAGAACAAGTATAAGGTAGAAGCTGCCCTACCAAAGATTGAACTGTGCCTACAGCTAGCCGATGGACTGACTGTTTCAGTGCCTAAATTAAAAGAAGCCTACCAACACCTGAATCCCAATATCTTCGTAAACCCCAATGGCCAGGATATGAAGTTCTGGGATAATATGGTTAAGAAATACAACAAGAAGCCACACAAGAAGCTAAGGATAGGTTGGAGAGGTGCAGAAGGACACGGAGCTGACCTTAGGCTGATTGAAGCGGCNATTAAAGCAATTCAAAAAGACTACAATGTAGAGTTCGTTACAATAGGGGCTAGGCCACCATTTCATACAAGACACCAAGACTGGGTAGGGTGCTTAGATTTCCCACAGGCGCTGATGAAGCTAGACATAGACATAGCTCTCGTTCCCCTAGTGGACTCGCCTTATAACCACTCTAAATCAAACATAGCTGTACAAGAGTTCGGCGCTCTAAAGATACCAGTCATCGCAAGTCCAGTAGAAAACCAGCTAGATATGCCTATCTTATACGCTAAGAATAACTATGAATGGTACTGGGCGATGGAGAAGTTAATCAAGAACAAGGCTTACCGTAAAGCCCAAGGCGAG